CTGCGTCTTGTAAATTGTTCGCTTGTAAATATGTAAACGTAACAGTTACTTGACCTGTAGTTGCAGTACTTCCTGCAGCTATAAGAGTTGCTGTAATTTGTGTATCAGAACCAAATCTATCAGCTTCATCTAATGATGCAGTAGCTAATAAAGTAGTTTCTCCTAAAGCTTTAACATTAGTATTACCTATAAAGTTAGTAGCAGCTCCAGTTTTTCCAACTGATACAGTTGCTGAAGTACCAGAGTTACTCACTACTGCACATCTAAGTATGATTGTAAGTAGTTGTGAGTTTTTTGGTATTACACCTACGTTGTAAGAAGTTGTTCCTGCTGCGACTGCTGCATCAATCATTATTGATTGAGCCATTACAACTTGACCTGTGTTTTTTACATTTTCACCAAGTATTGTTCCTGTTGTGTTTGAAATCGTTCCCGCTTTTATCGGTCCCGAAAATGTAGTATTTGCCATGATATATTCTCCTAGTTAAATTCTACATAGTCTCTAGGCTGTCGACTATACTGCGTCTATGCAGAATATTAATTTATGTATAGTGTAAATACTATATGTTATTTTTGAATAGAGTGCAAGAGATCCTACAGTAAAAGTGCGATTTCAGCGATGTAGCTTTTGTCTAAGTAGCTACAGAAACTTGTGGAGCAGAACCTTCTACGTTGTTCTGTACATGGGCTATTCTAGCTTCTTCAAGCTTTATGTCAGTGATGATTCTTTTAATCTTGTCATCAATCTTGACCATATCAAGAGTATATCTATTTTCGTTAATATGCTCTTGTTCCCACTTCAACTCCAAGGACCTTTTTCGTTTGTATAGGTCTTGTATCATTAATAACCTCCTCAAAAGTTATACGATTAAACTCGTCATTATAGTTATTTCCGAGATCTTCCCATTTTATACTGTTTTCTCCTAGTTTGTCAAGTATAGCACTTTCAACGGATTTAGCATTGTCTTCAGCTAAAAGTTCAAATTTAGCGTGATGACTATATGCCCAGATGTTTATAAGAAGTTTTTTCATTTATATCTTTGTTACTTTCATAATGAGGCGGGAATAAATCCCGCCTCGTTACATTTAATTATTAAGCACCTTCTGATGCAAAAATACCTCTAAAGTCAGAAACTCCAAAAGAGTATCTTTCTCTAGCTTTGTATCTTACATTACCAGTGTCGAAGTCGCCTTCCATAGCTGTTTTAATAGCTGATCTTTGGAAGTACTTCATTCCATTTGGAACATCTGTAGTGATGAAAAATGCATCAGGATCAGTTAAGAAATTGTTAACCACATAACCTTGTGGAACCATTCCCATTGATTTAATTGCATTGATATCATTATCAGCAGTACCAACTCTTTGATCAGACTTCATAAGTCTCTCAGCTGTAAATTGAAGCTCAGAAGGAATAATCATTTTCATTCCTCTAGCAGCAATTTTTAAACCTCTTTCGTCTGTCATTCCAGCAATGTCTATTAAAGACTGCTCTAATGAAGTTTCGTTAAGGTCTGACTGAGTGGCTAGTGTGTTAGCTACTGTACCTGCAACTGTTGGGTGGGATGTGTTAAATAAAGAAACACCGTCACCTGAGTCGTAGTTATCAGTAGTAGGTAGACCTTGAGTTAAAGGATTTACCGCTTTAACTTGTTTAGTCTGAGCCATTGATCTAGCTAGTGCTTTTGTATATCTAGACGCAAGTCTATCATACAAGTTATCCTCAATCGCTTCTTCAGTGATTGCGAACGCCAAAGCTACAGTTTCGTGAGTGTATCTAGCTGTGTAAGTTTCTTGAGCATTGTCAAAAACTACGCCAGAACCCTCAGGTTTAACCTGTGCTTGAGCAAAACCAGATAACATTACTTCTTCTTCAAACGCTCTGTCTGATGATTCAGTATTGTATATCTCAGCATGCTGATTCTCGTACTGTTTATATTCCAAGCCGAATAGTGCATTCAAACCTGGTTCTAGTTCTTTAACTAGTTGTCCTCTTGATATCGCCATTATATACCTACCGTTCCTTTTAAGAAGTGTTCGTTAATAATAACTACTGCGTTAACGTTTGCAACGCCTGCAGCATTATTTTGTGGATCTTTCGAAATCCCGATCACTCTTAGTTGTGCTGTAGCAGTTTTTAGATCTGAATGATCTAATTCTACTTTTGATATATAGTTGGGTGTTGCACCAGCTGCATATACTATATCAGCATTCATTCCCACTTCCGCTACTGTTAGTGCAGCGTCAGATTGTATTTCAAATCTCTCATAAGGATCGTCAGAAACGAAACCTACGATATCAGTAGCTGTATTACTAGCTGCTAAGTGATTTGCCCATGTGGGTTTTTGGTTAGTTGCGTCAGTATAGAAAACACCATTAAGTGATCCTAGTAAAACAGCAGCTGCTGTTCCTACAATAATCTTACCAGTTGCCGCCATCATAATGGGGTCATTTTGGTAGATTGCTGCTGAACTTGCTGCTATGCCATACTCGGATAAACCTTGGTTGTCTCTATTCTGGCCAACTTTACCGATTGCTCTCAAACCGAAAGCATTATCTGCATTTGTTATTGCCATTATATTTATCTCCAATGTGTAACTAAAAAATTAGTTACGGGTTAAGTTTATCCAGTGGTCGTAGTAATTGTTAAAAAATTAACTTTTCTTTGAGCCACCGAAGGTTACACGAGATTGTCTATCAACATTGATAGGCATACTCGAATGCTGTTCCTTCATAAGATCGTTATCCATTGCTTCAACTTGCTCTGCAGATTGCGCAGCATAATACTTTGCTCTCTGTTCAGCGATCTCTTCAGGTACCCTTGTCAGCACAAGGCCTCCAACTCCGATTACTCCCGAATATTTACCGTCTTCAACCATTGGAAAATCAGAATTAGGATATTCATCAGCTCTCACTAATTCATAACCTTGTCTAAGTCTTTGAGATACATTTTTAGTATCGTTAAAACCTAAAGTTTCTGCTCTTACCCATCTATGTCTGAAGCCTGTAGGTGCGGGTGGTGCATCTAAAGCTGATGGTGGAGTCCAAACTTTTTTTTGAGATGTTTTTTCTCTAGTCTGACTCGCACGTGAGGTTCTTTTGTCTTCATTATTATTTTCCATATGCTTAAGCCTCCTTCGTGATGTTTAATTGTTTTGCATACTCTTCTAGCGGCACACCTAATTTTTTAGCAATTGCTACTTGTGATGATGTGAGTCTCACAGTTTTGCGACCTGTTTTTGTACTTCTTCTAGCCGAAGCTACTGTCTGTACCGGTTTAGCCGTTTCTACCGTATTGCTATTATTAACAAATTTTTGCGGAAATTCAAGTCTTATTCTCTTATCTATCTCAGAATAATACTCGTCGCTTGAGGGATCAAAACCTTCCTCATCCGTTAATTTTTTATGTAGGTCAAAAGCCGTATAAGTCATAGCATTATCTTGACCAAACCATGTGTTTTTACTAGCCCAGTCTTCAGCTTTTGGATCAGGGGAACCCTGAGACATAGGCTGTCTGGCTAAATTAATTTCTGGAGTTCTTACTTCAGTCTCTCTTCTTTTAGTATATTCTTCTTGTTGAGACTTAGTTTCTAAGAATCTTGCTTGTTTATAGCCTAATTCAGAAATTGCAGTTTGAGCTTCTACTTCAGCTTGAATATCACCAGCATCTCTTGCTGCTAATAGTTTGCCTTTAGCTGCTTCCAAACCATTTTTTATACTCTCTTCAGTATTTTTAAAAAACAAAGGTTCGTATTTAGACATTTTAGCGTCAGTTTGTTTCTTAGCTGCCATTACTCTTTCAGCATAAGTTAACGCTTCATCTTTTTGTCTCTCTGCTTCTCTCCATTTTTTAGTTAGCTTAGAAATTCTTTTTTTAACCCCTTCACTATACTGTTCAACTTCTTCTTTATGTTTAGACTCTTCTGTTTTATCTTCGCTAGCTGAAACATCTGACTGCTCACTAGGTTTCTCAGGTGAGTCGTTAGGCTCAACACTGTTTTCAGTAGTTGTTTCATTTGAAACCTCTATATTATTTGTTTCTGTTTCTGAATTTGAATTTTCAAATTCAACTTCTGTATCTGGACCCGATGTGTCGATGTCCACCATTTTTTGTTCTTCTGGCATAGTTTGTTCTCCTTCTATGTTTAGTATTTATGAAGTATATCTTCAGGGTTATCTATAGTTGCTAAAACTTCATCATCATTTAGCAGTCTAACTTCTCCACCATCAATTTGAATTCTTGATCCAGCATAACGAGCAAAGATTACCCAATCACCCTTCTTGCACCAAGCGCCTTCTGGGAATTTTGCTTTATCATAAGCATGAGGCCCAACTGCAAGTACTAAACCACAAGTAGATCCTACTTGTTGTTTTTCTAAAGTGTCTTGTCCAAAGTACAATCCGCCTTTAGTTTTTTCAGGCATTTTAAATGGAAGAATAACTAATCTCCATCCAGTGGGTTGAGGTAATTTTGTATTTTCTTTTGACTTTAAACGTTCATACCCTTCAATTTCTTTTTTATTGGTATCTTCGTATTTGTCTAAGAGTGCCGATTTAACTTTCGGGACTTTCGAAGTCGACGACGTTGGTGTTGTCTCTTGCTTTATCATTTTTTTGCTCCTTAGGTTCTAGCAGGTTAGAGATTTCCTGAGATATTATTAAATAGGCTTGTGCCTGTCCCAACATATACTTGTATTTCTCCATATTGTCAATACCACCGCCAATCATAGCATCTGCAACATTTTGATAAGATTCTTTTAAATATTTTTGTATTCTACTTATTACTACTAATTCTTCATTTAACATTTGCTTTCTTTCCTTTATTTTCACCTTTTTTAATAATGTAGTCTTGAGTACCATTAGCCCCTGTCTCTACTTCTTTTTTTAAACATTTAAAAAGATTCATTTCTTTTAGTTTCTTTTCAGTATGTTTTAAAAAATTCTCTAATACTTTATTATCTCTCATTTTTCTTTTTTTTTAACTTACATTTACATCTAGGAGCAGTAAACCAATTAAATAAATTGTCAATGGCACCAAAAAATTTATAAAAAAATCTATCAATCATTAGCAGTTCCATTTTCTTAAAGACTTATTAATTCTGCTATTTGGATCTCTTGCAGTCTTAGCTGAAGTACGACTTTTCTTCATTCCAGACATACGAGCGCAAAAACTCTTTCTACGTTTTGCAGCTTTAGATCCTGATTTTAACTTAGAGGGTTTTGTAGTAACAGCAGTTTTAAGTTTTGAACCTGGATTAGCTTTTCTATATGAAGCTACTCCTTTAGCATTCAATCCACCGGATTTGGATTTACCTTCTTTCCTAGTCCAAGCTGCCGTAGCCATTACGCCGTTCTAGTTTTTTTCTTTTTAGGTTTCTTAGCTGTCTTAGCACTATTTACAAATGCTTTTTTTGTAGGTGCACCTTTAGCTCCAGGTCTTCTCATAGTCTCACCTGAGCCCGCAGCGATTCTCTTTTTTTTTGCGTGAATGTTGGCATAAAGCCCTTTTGCTTTAGCCATGATTATAAAATAAAAGCTATGATTAAAACAATAACTGTTCCAATAACAACTTTTTTATGTTCTGTGTAAATGTGTTTAACTTCATTAATAGAAGTTCTTATAATTTCTAACATCATTATGCCCTCACCATTTTAGATATAGGTGATTTTTTTTTTTTACCTTTAGCCATTAAAATTTTTTTCTTTAATGCATCTGGTAATTTTTTTTGTGCTGTTGTTAAAGTTTTTCCACCGTTTCCGTATTTTGTTCTCATCATTCCGCCACCCATTTTTTTTGTTCTCATTATTTTTTCCCCTTTTTTAATATTTTTTTATTAAATCCTCTTTTAGCACAACCAACTCCGCCGCCAGATTTGTACTCAACTCTACCACCTTTGTTTTTTTCAGTTCTTCCTGTTTCTCTGTTTGCAGAACTTATCATTTCTGAACTACCAAAACTATCCGATAATTTTTTAAATTTATTTTTTAAATCTGCTTTAATTTTTGGAGAAGCACCTTTATACATTTTTTGAACTCTACCCATTTTATCAAAATTAGA